CGCTCCCGACCCTGCAATTGTCATAGCACTTACCAGTGTCACACTACCGCTCACGGTAATTTGTTGATTCATGGTGATGGTGTCGGTGTACCCAGTGAAGTTGAGCGTCTTGGCAACGCGGGCAGAGGCGTCTACATCACATGCTGGGGAGTTTCCATCAAGGAAAACATCGTCACTCGCAGTGGGTACAGCTTCGCCGCCTGTGCCACCGGATGTAAGCGACCAGTTTCCTGTCGTGCCCCAGTTATCGTTCACACCGCCATTGATGAAGTAGCGGTTTGCCATATTAGATAGTTACGTCCTTATTCAACTCTATCTCTCCAACAATTGCTTCACAGACCTGAGAGCAGTCTAACTTTCTATCCTCAGAGTAGACCCTATTCACAATCCCTTGAAGCACTTCATCTTTGTTTTCAGGTTGAAAGTGCGGTACTGACACAACAACAATCTTTCCATCAATGTCGTACTCTACATTTGTAAAGATGGTATCGTCCTTAGCAACGGCTGATAATATTTTGTATTTCATAAATTCTCCTTAGTCAATTTCACGAAAACTAAAACATCCATCAACTGAGATAGCTCCAGACAGCTCCATGTTCAGTAGCTCATCCTTAGCCGTCACGAACCACCCATACTCATTGTAGTTAAGGGAGAATCCGGTGTTGGCAATGAGGTTGATTTGGCCGGTGAGGGCTGTGCCGCCTGCGCCTGACTCAAAGCGCACGTTGACCGTACCGGCTGAGACAAGCACCAAGGACGTTACAAGTATTCTCTTGCCACTCACTGCGGCCTTCAGGGTGTTATCCCCAGAGCTAGCCGCATCAATCACCCCATGCTTCACATCAATGACTTGGGGTAAGCTCACTCTGGATTCCCCTTCATATCAACGTACTTCAGGCTGATGACCGTGACCTCTTTGTCTACAAACTTGGGCTTTTGAATGACTACGTCCTCAAACTTGGGGTTAATCACCACGCGGTCTTGGAGCACCGCATTGATGACTGTTACGTCCTCTATCTTGGCATTGATGACGGGCACATCCTTGATGATGGGGTTGAGTATCTCCTTGTCCACATAGACAGGGCGGGAGACCTCCACATCCTTGTAGATGGGCTTATCCAACAGCACTTCCTTGTAGACCACAGAGACTTCCTCTATGACCTTGGGAGCCTTGATGGTTGAGATGCGCTCATCAATGGCCTTGGCTAGCTTCTCATCCAGCTTGATTAGGACTCTAGACGCAATGGTATCAACCAGCTCCGTGATGAGAGCCTCGATGCCCACTGGCACCTCTACCACCTTGTCTTTGAACACGGGGCGGTCAATGGTCACGTCCTTGAATACGGGGCGATCTACGCGGTAAATGGACTCCACCACCTTGATGCTTGAGACTACTTCCTTGACTGCCTCTGCTCCATTATTCATCTCATGTCCTCTCGTAAGTTACTGAAAGAGTTGCGGGTGCTACCTCAACTGAGATAGCCCTAAACTGGTAGATGTTGCGCTTGTCAACCAAGGTGATGGACTGGCCGTCACGCAGTAGGTGGCCGGTCACTGCTGTGGGCTCACCCCCATCAAACCGATAGCGACAATCCCTCTCACAGGTGATGAAGGCTGTCTCAGGGGTGTCGGTGGGGGACAGCTTGGCCACCTTATCCCCAACCTCTACGGTCTCAAAGTGGTAGGCGTTGGTCATCAATCACCCTTATCTTGGAACTTATTAAGTATCTTTCCACCGACTGCACCGGCAATACCACCATAGGTCACTGCCTTAATTGCCCTAGAGACAATCTGCTTGTCCCTCTGCCACCGATTGAATGATTCCATACGGTTCATGGCCTTATTCACATTATTCATGGCAGTACGGCTACTACTCTTGATCTTGCTCAATGCCGCTCTTGCGGTACTATCACCTTCGAGCTTAATTGCTTCTGCAAGGTTTCCAACCTTAGTGGGTTTACCAAGTGTTGCATCGGTAATAGTGTGCTTGATGTAGCGACCAGCGTTAATGACATCATGGTAGGATTCATCAAGGTCAAGCAGGTGGTCAACAGTAGACTTGTCTAAGCCCGATGACTTATCCCGCATCACCTTTTCTGCGGTTCCAGAAACCTTGCCATAGACCTTGTTGATATCTTTGATATCCAAGGTGTCTTTCAGCCCTCTAGCATCACCCCCATAAGCATTGGGTTTTAGCTTTCCAAGGTAACGCTTAAACTCCCTGACCTTACCAATGGTTAAGTCCTTGGCAAAGTCTTCCATCTTACCGAAGGCTAGTTCCATCTTCCGCATGATGGGTTTGGGTAGGTCAACAACATCGTTGATGAACTGCAAGCCATCTACAGATAAGTTGTCTGCACCCTTGGCGTACTCTTGTGTGACCTTTGTACCAATGGCCTTCTTTGCATCATCAATGGCATAAATGAGGTTCTTACCAGTCTTCATAAGAGCCTTGTCTGACATTCTGGATATGTTGCCAAAGGTCTTGGCCACATTGCTGTAGACCTTCACAGGTGACATGCTGGCAACTAGTCCTGCTGTATCAGAGAGTACTGGGTTATACCCAGCGTTCTTCATGATGTCGCCATACTGACCTTGCTTCTGAAGGGAGAGTCCAAGAATACTTTCCTTCAACAAGTCTACGGGGTTCAGATTACCCTTCTGTACTTCAAGACCTACATTCGCTGTTCCAGACTCAACAGCAGCAAGTGGTGCAGCTAATACTCCAAGCCCAGCACCGACTTTCTTAACTGTGCTCTTTTCTGAACCAATCTTCTTGACTGTGTCTTGGATGGTACCGCGTTCTTTAATCCTAGCTTCGGTAGCAGCCTTACCTTTTGGGTTAAACCTATCCATTTGGTCTGGCTTGCTATTTGACTTAGGTGTAGGGGAGTCTTCTGTTTTGGTTGGTTCTGAAAGATCAATAATCTCGCCTGTCTTCTTATTCTTAACTTTCATCTACTACCTCATAGTCTTCACCATAGATGTCTTTGGCCATATCAGGGTACTCCGTAAGAACTTGAGCGATAACCCGCTTGAATATGTCCGAGTCAGACTTTGCCAGCTCTCTAAGTTGGTTACTAATCTTCCCATTTTCATTACCGCCCTTATCAATAAGGCCAATGAGCTGCGTGGACATGTTTCTTACGTTGGTGACAGTTGGGAAGTTGATTGCACTGGCAAATGAGTCAGCATAAATCTTACGGTCACTGTCAGTGACGCGCCCACCTTCAATCTCACGAGCCATACCGTTGGCTAGAGGAAGTACTTGAATCTTGAGAGCCTTAGTTTCTGGAAGCTCATCGAGATGCTCTGCTATCTTAGCCCCAGTTCTAGAGAGATAACCACCGACTCCAACCTTATCAACCTCTGGGTCAAAGGCTTTGAGCTCATCATAAGAACGTTGAAACTGCTGCATGAACCTATTTGTTCCTGCCGATGTGTTCTCTGCTGTCTGAACCTTCTGGCGATTCTTCGTATCAACCTTTGCCTGTTCTTCAGCAGCCATACCAGACCTAGACTTGTACTTGGTAGCTACCCCAGCTATGTTGAAGTCAGTGGCGACCAAGTCGCTAGGTTGGTCTGTAGGTGTGGCACCCTGTTGTGCAACAGCATTGGCAACCTGTGTGTTACCGGCAGCAGTATTTGGAGTAATGCGAGAAGTACCTGTGGGTGATAACCCACCACCACCGATGCCAGCTTCTCTAATGCTATTGAGTGCAGCAGCAACCTTACCTGCATCAATCAACTGTTCATTCTCAGTCTTAGGGACAAGTTGCTTGGCAAGCATCTTGTTAATACTAGAGAGGGTGTCAGAACCCATGTCATCTACGGCAAGGTTTGCAAGGTCTGCGGCAAGTTCTGGGTTCTTCTTGGCTATGGCAGCGCGTATTGTTTCAAATGACTTCTGCGCCTCAAGGGTCTTGGTTTCCTTGTCAGCTTTCTCTTGTTGCTTACTAATGCGATCCTTTATTACATCTCCAAGGATTCCCATTAGATTGAAGCTCCTAATATTTGCCCACCAAGTTTAAACCTTTGATTCCGCGTATCAGTCAATCCCTGCTGCTGTGTACCAAAGATGTTGGCTTGGGTACCGAAGATGGAGGCGTTGAAGTTGTTGAGGCTAGTCTGATAACCAAATAGGTCAGATGACGAGGGGCCTTGAATAACTTGACCCGTTCCACTTTGACCCTGAACCTGATTGATACCGCCGATGGGGACACGCCCAGCCGTGGACAGGGCAACATTCAACCGGCGATCCTTTAGGCTCTGCTTAAGCTGTTGGAGCTGAACCGACTCGTCTATGGAGCCAAGAGGACTGATAGCCCCTATGCCGCGCTGTGACTGCCCTGCTCTCACGCTATCCAGAAGTCCAGGAGAGAGTGCCGCAAACTCCTGATCATCGTTACCACTAAGGTAGTTGGCCAAGGTAGTCTGGGCACCAGCAAGCTCAGGCGACAGATCACGCTCTACGGCTGCAAACTGGGGAGCAAACTTCTTCTGAAGGTCTAAGGCCGCTTGGGCAAACTCAGGCCCATACTTCTGAAGCTGCTCAAGGTTTAGCTGGCTGAACTGGGGACCAAACTCCTTCTGAGCTGCAAGTATCTGTGGCTGGGCATCAATCTGAGCTTGAAGAGCCTGTGCTGATGTCTCACCTGCCGAAGGTGCCGGTGCTGGATTAGGTGCGTCTGCTGCTGAATCACCCACAGGACACCTCCTTCATCACAACCATCGGACACTTGTCTATCAGCTTCATCAACTTCTCCTTGCTATAGTTACGAGACTGTTTGCCTCCATACTTGCGGCGTGTAAAGTAGACCCACAGGACTGACTGTGCGCGGCGAAAGACATCCCGCATGAGTTCGCGGTAGATTGACCAATCATACTGGCGGCTCTCATGTATCCACAGGTCGGCGATGTAGAGGTACTCGCCGTGGAGCTTGTCAAAGCCAGACTGGCCCACCACCCTGCTCTCCATGTACGCTATCACCCGCCCCTTTGTATCCTTGACTGTGCTTATCAAGGGGTAACCCAACAGCCTTGGAAGTAGGTTTGGGTGGCATCACCTTCAATGTCCCGAGTGCCACCTGTGTCGCTGTGCTGGGCAAATATCTCAATGTAGTCGGTGCTGCCATTCATCACCACAAGGACGGTGCCACTGCATAGCTGGTTACCCGCTGCCCCCGCTCGGTTAGCATAGAGGGTACGAAGGTTAGACCCATTGAAGTAAACATTGGCTTGCCCTGTGAATCCATCCCCAATGGAGTTCCACTGGACACAGGCAGTAATAAGGTACTTGCCCGCCACTGTGGGAGTAAACGTACTGGAGGCAAAGTTAGAATTTACATCCCAATCCTCGGTGCCAAAGGTGACTTTAGTAAGGGTAGAGTCGGCTATGCCAGTTTGGTCGGTTCCATTCTTGTGTGCGCTGAAGGTCGGCATGATGATGATGCCGTTGCCGCCATTGGCTACGGGTAGGGCACCAGCACCGCTGGGGGTGGAAGCGAGGGCAGTGATGGCAGCCCCACTTACTTTGCCTGCCGTGGTGATCTGATCTAGCTTGGTGTCTACGATGGCAGCAGCAGAGTTGATATCCGCATTGACCACACTGTCGGTTAAGGTGAGCTTGGAGTATACAATCCCCGCCGCTGCCGCAATGTTTACATTCTGAATGTTCCCATTGTAGTCAGTGGCTAGCGGGTCAACCTTCCCATTCAGTACACTCACATTGATTGTTGCTGGGTCAGACCCATTACCAATATTGGGCAAAGTCACGATTGCCATTTACGATATCCTCCCTTGGAAACCCTTAGCAAAGAGTTCATACTCGATGAATGTTGGGCGTTTGTTGTAGACAGAGTTGGTGATCTGAAGACGAGCAGAGCTGCCCTTACCCATAAACTTGCTGCGGTAAGAGGAGTTGTTGGCTGTCGAACCGCCAGTGGTTGCGGGAGTAGTAAAAGGTGTAGTTAAGGCACCAGATAATGTACCTGTAGAAGCAATGGTTGAAAACCCAACATTGTCAACGTCCATGGAGTAGGAATAGGATGCGTCTGAACCTGTCTCACAGGTGAAGCGCACAGGGTCAAATATCTTCTTAGCAAAGGGTTCACCAAAATCATGTTCCTTGGTGATGATGGACTGGGTGATGGTGGAGCCGTTGTCGGTGTTACCACTGAGGACCTTATAGCAGAGGGATAAGGCGCGTGCATCTCCCCCAATGACGGTCTTGAAGTTGTCACCGAAGCCAAAGGAGGTCATGCATGACATGTTCCAGACATCCTCTGGGATGGTGGTCCACCCGCCATTAGGCTCACCATTGCGCGTGGCAGCAACCGAGTCCCAGATCATCCAACGGTTGGGGATGGTAGAGGTCTCGGTGGGTACGCCCAGTAGGTAGAGGCCGTTCTCAAAGAACCCGACTGAGTTCTGTATGGCATCTTGATTGATGAGTTCCATGATGTCGCGGATGGGGTCAGAGATGACGCCGACCCGTAGCTTGTCGAAGGTCGTGCGGGAGAGGAGGCGTACCCCATCATTGGCTAGGAATATCTGGTCATTGCCGATGTCGCAGACGGTGCGCCCTGCGGGACAGCCAACGACTACTGAGAGGGGCTTGAGGTTCCAATCAGTGAGGGGTGTTGCCCCATCCATGTTGAGGACAAATATGCTGTCATCCTTGTATATGATGAGTTCAAACCCCTTGAACATCTTGAGCCATGTGACCTTGCCGCCGCCACCGGAGCGAACCTTGAAGAGGTTAAGTGTTCTGTCCCAAGTTTGGGGGTCTAGGGCATTGGAGAAGTAGACGATGTCCCGCAGAGACTGAGTCAAGCTCCCACTGGCGAACATACGATTGTTGGCAGCCCACTCTGCAAAGGTGGTCTTGGGAAAGTCAGCGTTGGTATTGCCTTCGTCTGTGACGGTGAGGGCTGAGTCGATGGAGAAGACGTTGTCGGTGCCGTTCAAGATGAACAGGCGGTCAAGACCTTGGATAAAGTTGGTAGTGAGTCCTGCGGTAAGGGTGGTCAGGCCGGTTATGTTGTCCCAAGTGAGAAAGTTGGAGTTAAGCTCCTGTATCTTGGTGTCCATGGCGCGAATAGGCTTGTTATAGGTGGAGCCGACAGAGTAGGTGGTTAGACCAAGGATAGCTTTGATCTCAAGTTCGTCTGCGGTGAATGAGCCATCATAGATGCGGATGTCGTCTATTTCGCCATCGAAGCAGCGGTCATCAGCAGCGCGGTTACCAAAGTAGAGTACGTTGGCTGAGTCATCAGCCGTGGCAGTACCACCTGTAGTATCGGTGGAGTAGGTAGCTATCGCCCCATCAATGTAGATGTCACCAGAGCGGTCAGTATTGTAGATGGCGTCAACCTTGTGCCAGGCTCCTGTGGACATTGTGGTGGAGGTCACGACCCTTGTGTTGGTACCAGTGTCGCCCACCTCGAAGTCTAGGATGACGGTGCTGCCAGACTGAGACTTCACAAAGAGGCGGTAGCCAGCGTCAGTTCCCGCCATCTTGTCTACAATGCGCCCCTCATCATTCTCTCCATCTGAATCTACATAGACCCAGGCTGAGATACGGAAGGCTCCCATAGAAGTGGCGTTGATTGCTGCTGCGGCAGGGACGGAGATAGAGGATGTCGTCCCATTAAAGCTGGCACACTTGCCAAACTTCCCATCGACATAGCTAACGTTAGTGGCCGTCCCCTCATTGGTACTCTTATCATCTACTGCGGTTGAATCATCAAATGTCCAGAGGGAGATTAGGGTGGCGGGATTATCACCTAACCTAGTCTGGCCTTCCCGTTGCTCAACCTTGCCCACCTCTGTGATATAGGAGTTCTCAATGAGCGAGGCTTGGTTGGCTTTGACTGTGGACGGGTCATCACCGGAGTTTTGTCCCCCTGTGAAGTCTATCTGGCTAACCTTGGCGCGCTTGCTAGTGAGGACTGGCATCAGTAGCTGTTACCAAAGTAGTAGAGGTTGCGCCCAGATGCGGCTTGAGGGTCACCCTCATCAGGGACAATTTGGGTGATGAGGTTGCGAGGGCGACGAGATATCCAGAGTTCTGTGACCTGCTTGGTAAACTTGGAGTCTTGAGCCTGAGCCGCACCTTCCTGACCGTCCTCCCAGAGCGCATCAGCCACCACACCCTCCACGATCTCATTGGCACAGGGGATGATGGGGGCATCGTTGTCATTGGTCAGGGGGTACCAGCGCCGCTTGTACCAAACCTGAGCCGTGATGGCAGTGGATGGCATCACACTCATCCTGACCCACTTGTAGAAGGGGGCGCGTTCGTTTGGGGCGAGCTTGGCAATGACGTTGGAGGTGGTGGTCTTCTCTCGCACTGTGACTACGCCAACCAAGTCGGTCAGCACTGCACTCGATGACCCTGCTGTTATTTGAAGCTCGCTCCCTGCATCAAAGGTGTTGGCTGAGTCAACGGCTGTAACCCCAGTTAGGGTGATGTTCTCACCCACTGGCATACCGCTCACTTCACCCGTGATGCGTATGACTGCGGGGCTGACATCAGAGGCGGAGGTGGAGAGTACCTGTACCTTGTCTGCTATGGACATGAGGGCTGAGCAGGACTTAGACCCTATGTCGATGTACTGGTCAGGGTTGCCCGTCTGCACATTGCCTGAGACTTCTAGGTTGATAGCATTGAACCTAATGTGGTCTCTCAGGTCATAGGCCGTGATCTCATTGCCGTGGGTGGTGTCCCACATCTTAATCACACTCTCTAGGTCATAGCGGAGGGCATAGTCGCGGGTACCAGCAGCAATGGATAGGTTGTAGCTACGGTTTAGCTCATCCCAAGGAAAGGCGCGCAGTATGCGATCATAGCGAGTGCGACACCAGTCTTTGACCTTTGGGAGGAGGTCGTTGGCATTGGACGTACTGGTGCTTGTGTTCTGCACCAAGGCCATTGCACGAACCTGTATGCGCTTGTAGGTATCGTTGGTCATTAAGTCGTCAGAATGATGGCAAAGTACTTACCACTCTGTGAGTTGAACCCAAAGGTAATAGAACCTATAGGGTCATTGGTAGAGTCTAGGGTTTCCATGTAGGCATCTACCGCTGCGGCAAAAGCATTACCCTCACCATTCTCAATGAACTTCACTGTTGTTGAGTAGGCTGCCATGTTAGCTCACCGTAACCGTGGTCCAAGTGAACCTGTTGCCAAACTGGTCTTCAAAGGTTCCGCTGATGGCTGTGGGAGCATCCACATTGTCCACGGTCAGGCTGATGGGCTTCCAGAACTGGTAGACATTGTTTGAGGAGTGGGAGGTAACAAACTCCCCAGCGAGGCCATAGACTGCGGTTGCGTCCTGTGCATCTGCGGTCGGTCCCCAAGTACGAGCTAGGTTTCCGTTCACTAGTCCATTAGTGGCGTTTGCTGCCCACCGGCGAATGGTAACTCGGCTACCATCATTACAGAGAACTGAGCCATCAAGGTCGTTCTGGTAGGTTACGGCAGATGCGCCGCCGTCTGTGAGGGTGAAAGTGAAGGCCTCGGCATTGGTGACCATGTGTTTGGCACCGCTAATGTCAGGGTAATTCCACTCATCGGTGTCGATTGTAACGGTCTTTGTGGCCATCTGGCCCTCCTAGAAGAATTTGCGTTGGGCAATAATGTGAAGGTCATCCCAGATGGGAAACCTATGCTCGTAGTTTTGTCGAGCGAGTATTACATTAAAGCCTAGATGTTCTAGGTGGCGGGTCAGGGAGCGCCTGTTCCACATCAGGTAGTTCTCATCATGCTTCCAGTGGATGAAGCTAGAGGATGACCTGGTGTTTATGAAGTCGGTATCAGGTGTCCCTATAAATAGAATACCATCTTCGGCAAGCAGCTTAGGGAGGATGGCGAGGGAGCCGATGGGGTCAGACAAGCATTCGAGGCTGTGGTAGAACCAGATGAGGTTGTACTTTGTGGACTCTTGGAACTTGTGGGTCTCAAAGTCAGCAGCGATCAAGTTTGATGAATTAACAAATGAGGTATTCTTGTCTATGGAGGTGGGTACCCAGCCGCGCTTGGCAAAGGAGTCGTGTTGGTAGTCATTGGGACGACCGACCAAGAGTACTCTGCGCCCGTAGACTAGTTCTTCTATGATGGGGGCATAGAGCCTGATGGGGTAGCTGTAGGCAGTATCCAGCTTCTTGTCATAGGCCGACCTCTCCTGCCAATACTTCATGTCATAGACCTTAGTCGGCTTGTTTACATTCCACACTACCCCGCATGAGCAGGAGTACCATTTGGACTGCTTCTTGGTGGACGCATCAGACATGAAGTAGAGGTGGCTGACGTAGCCTTGGCAGGCGGGGCAGGTGCCTATGGTGAGTTCCTTGACCTCCTCTGCCTTGGCGGTCTTCTTAAAGTTTAGCATCATAGACCTTTCTAAACTGTTCATACACGCGCTCTGGTGAGACCCCCGCTTCCATGCAGAGCGAGGCTCCGAACTTTTCCCCCAGGGGGCACTGCATCTTGCGGTCATAGATGAGGAATAGGCAGGGCGCGCATGGTGCCAGTTTCTCATCAGCCTCAAGACTGTAGTCATTGGTGAAATGTTTGGTGATGCACTCGATGGTGTTGTGCCCCAGTATGCATATCTTGGGTGTGTCATAGCACCCTGCCGCATGGATGATGCCTGTGTCGGGGGCAATGACCAAGTCCACCATGGAGGTAAGGGCCATAGACTGCCTCATACTGATCTTGCCCGAGAGCTTGGTGAAGTTGTCGTGGTCGGGGGTCTCAATGTCCTCCAACACCTCACACTTGATGTCCCCCACGGTGATGAAGTGGACGTTGGGGTGACGCTTGCCGGTCTCGTTACAGAAGTCCATGATCCAGGGCCAAGCTTTGTTGGTGCCGCTACCGGCTAGGCCGATGAGTACGTTGAAGCAGTCTGGTTTGAGGTGTTGGCGGGCTTCGTCTAGTTCGGAGGGGTCGAAGAAGAGTTCGGGCTGATAAAGCTTAGGTTGCTTCACGCCACCAATACTAATGGGTTTAACAGCTTCATCCCATAGTGAAGGATTCTCTCCAGCATGTTCAAAGGCATACTCATAGAAGTTGCGATTGAACCGAGCTATGCGCTCAGGCTTGGTCAGCTTGTAATCACTACCCCTCGGGTGCTGAGACAGCGCAACCTCTATGGACTCTGAGAAGTCTATAACCCTATCGCAATGATTCTTGCGCTTCAGGTAGTCAATGTGTTCAGCAAGTAACTCTACCTTCACTCCCTCATCATGCTGAAGGAGCTTCTCAATGTGCGGGTTCCCCTTGAATACTTCCATCCCGCGCTTAGAGGTAACGACAACTAGCTTGTGGCCTTGTTGGTGCAGATAGCGAATGACTGGAGTGATGATGAGGCAGTCACCGTAGGCTCCGCTGCGGAATATCAGTATCTTCATTTATCCCTTCTCACTGGTTTACCCGGTTCAAAGTGTGCGCCGCAGTCTACGCAACGATAGTAGCCAACGATCTTGAGTCCATACTTCTTACACTTAGGACACTGAATCATCTCTGTCACTTGGTGTAGACCTCGAAGGTGAGGCGGCCAAAGGTTTTGGCTTCCCCATCGAGGGGCATGGCCGCCATGATCTTCTGATACTCCAACCCAGCCAGCCTCTCCAAGAATAGTCTCTGGTCAGTATCCACATTCACCCCATTGGCTGAGGTCGTTACGCTCAGGTGGTGAGTTACGATGGAGCTAGGCACTAGCACTACCTTCCAGCCCCGAATCTTGACCTCAAGGCAGTACGATGAATCACTACAATGGTTGCGATAACGCTTATCTAGTAGTCCAACTTCCCTAATCATGTCCATGCGCATCAAGGCAGAGCAGAGGGGTATCCAGTTACAGTCGATGACGGGGGGAGCCTTGTCTAGCCCCGCCCTGTCTGTGAAGTACTGGTAGCCACGGATAAGGTCACTGCCACAGAGTTCGTAGGGTTGCTCGGCCTTCTTAGGATGGTAGCGAACAGAGCAAGCTATGCCGATGGAGTCATCAGCCTCTATGACTTGAAGTAGCTCCTGCATAAATCCAGGGTGAGGCTCAGTGTCATTGTTGAGCAACATTACATAGTCGGCGTTGCGTACCTGCGCCCAGAGGATACCGGCATTGGCTGCGGCAGTGAACCCTGAGTTCTTATCCAGCCTCACCACATTGATGGTGGGGTCTACGAATGGCTCTGGGCTCCCATCATCCACTACCACGATCTCGATGGGTTGGCCGGTTCCATAGTTGGCTTTGACCAGCTCTACGCACTTGCGCGTGTACTCTGCCTTCCCATACATGGGGATGACCACAGCAATCCTACTCATAGCTTCCTCAAGAACCCCTTCGGGTGCCATGTCATGAGGAACTTCTCCTTAGACCTGTCTTGAATGAATCCATTGGGGGTTTTCATGAACTCGTCCACAGCTGCCATGGGGTCTTCCAGACCTTCAGGGTGAATAGGGTTGCCATGGATGGCAGTGTCTTCAACTACAAGGTAGCTGCCGGGGGTTACAAACCTTTCGTAGGAATGGATTTCATCCAGCACATGTTCCTTGGAGTGATCTGAGTCAAGAAACACAAGTACGGTGTTGGCACCCGCGCACTCCTTCTCCACCTCCCTCACCACATTCTCATCAGTGCTGGAACCCAACAGGTGCCTCAGCCTTTTATGGGTCGGCCTGTCTGGCCTAAACTCAATGTCGATTGTGATGACCTTCCCACGGTTTAGGATGTCAAGCAGGTGGCAGTAGTAGAGGGCGCTCCCGCTCTTGAACGTGCCTGTCTCAATGATTAAGTCCGGCTTCACCTCATAGATGATTTCCTGCGCTATCCACATGTCGAGGGGGTTCTTCAGTATCTCTATGCCAAACCAGTTGGTTAGGGGAAACTTGCTATTGTAGAGAATATGGAACTTGTCTATGGTTTCCGTAAAGTTATCTCCATGGTTTTGGGTTCATTAGAGTCGGGCGCAAAGTCTCTAGTGTAGGAGACCACTTCAAACCCAATCTCTTTAGCATCCTCGCACAGTTGGTGCATGTCAAAGAGGACGTGGTTGAAGCGCGGGTTCCAATGCTCAAAGGTGTAGGGGTTGTTGCCCCACTCGCAGAAGAACGGGTCGGGCATCTTAAGTAGTAGGGTGTTGCCGCTGGGGGTAGAGTCGAAGATGTTCTTGAGTTCCCTCAGGGGATGCTCATAGTGTTGAATACCCGAGTGGGTCTTAACCTTAATGTTCTCATAGTTGGTGTAGAAGATGGACTTGCAGTTGCAGAATGAGTAGCCGATGTCGGGGTATAGCTCATACTTGTCCCCATCCTTATACACTCCCTTTACTACCATGCGGTTAGAGCGCCCGCACAGAGGGCATGGTTGCATGAAGAAGGGGTCTATCGGGGGGAGAGACTTAGCTATGCTCAAAACCTAGCCTCCTCTCTGTCCTTTAATACAGCCTCAGAGAGTGAGACTCCAGGTAGATGCAATCTTGATTTGATTGGATCAATGGCTTCCCCCACCTTCTCCATGACCTTATCTTCATCAAACCAGATGCACTCGGGGTGCTTGTCCCTGATGGGGCAGCCGAAGTACTCTCGGGGGTTACGGTGACAGGGGGAGCAGGCTACGGGCGACTGGAGCCAATAGGCATTCTTAGCATACTTGATGTGGTTGTCAAAGGAGGCGGCGGTAAGCAGCTGGAGTGTCGGGGCATCCCAAGAGTGGGCTACGCAGGCGAGGCCAGATTCAAGGCTGATGGTGAGGTCCACATACTTACACTTGAGTGCCACAGAGCGGAACCCATTGACCTTGCTCCCCACATAGCTTATGACCCTCTCATGCTCAAACACCTGCTCTTTGCAGTACTCATCCCCTGTGAGGATGATGAGGCACTTGTGGTAGGTGGCGAGAATCTTGCGGCACACGCTCTCGGCTTGGATGAACTTCTTGTGCAAGGTAGAGCCAGACAGGTTGACCAATATGACCTGTTCATAGGTCTTGTGCTTACTATCAATCCAGCCCTGACAAGCATCATGATCCTCTTGGGTGTAGTAGAGCTGGCCGCGTGTTCCATAGTAGCTCTCCGGTAGCCCTGCGGCATCCGTCATCACATCATAGTAGTTCTTACCGAGGTTATCCCTGCGCCACTTGGATGAGCGGTAGTACCGTTGGTCATTCTCATTGGTGCAATACTCAAGCTCGATGGTATTGGAGAAGTCGAAGACCAAGTCGTAGGTTTCGTGCGCATGCTGGAGGTGTTTGCTCATACGGTTGTAGGTCATCTTGTTGACATCCACAAACTGGAGGTCGTCTATGAATGGGTTGCCCGTAAGTATGTGCATTCCATGGTAGTTGGTTTCCCAAGTCAGGTGATCCACCTTGTAGTGTTCTTTGATTAGGCGGGGGAGGTGGGCAGCGTGGAGTACATCACCGGCACCCCCTAGACGACTTACGAAGCAGGTCTTCATTGCTTAGACCAGTCTCGCCCTAGCTCTCGCATCTGCTCAAGCTCGTCTCTATCAAACAGGTGCTTATTCTCATCTGTCACTATGGGGTTGCCTCTCGCTGTCATTGCGTAGAACTTAAAGTTGCGTGCCTCACCGATGAGCCTCATACCACCTCTACCTCCGGTATTGGAATGATCCACTTGCCCTTGTAGCCCGCCGCATTGATCTTGGTCATGATCTCATCTGCGAAGTTCCAGACCAATAGAAGTATGTAGTCGGTGTGCTGCAACTTCTCCCAGTTGTATGGCTCAATGGGAATGTTGGTTCCCGCCATCCACTTGCCCTGCTTCTCCTTAGTATCATCAATGATGTGGGAGACATACTCGTTGTCTATGCCGCAGTAGTTGAGAAGGGTGGAGCCTTTGGCGGAGGCTCCGAAGGCTACGATCTTCTTACCATCGGCAGATAGACGCTCAAGGAGCATGACTAGGTCATCCCTTACCATCAGCACGCGCTCTGCAAACTCGGTGTAGGTAGACAGCTCATAGACCCCACTTAGCTTCTCCAAATCAAGCAGAGCATCCACTGATCCATCATCCCCCCTCTCCTCCTTTGAGGCATAGAGGCGGATGGTTCCCCCATGAATGTCGAACTCCTCTACCTTGAAGATGTGGAGCCCATTGGCCTCGAACAGGCGCTTCAGGGGCTTCATCAGGAAGTAACTCAAGTGTTCATGGTAGATGGTATCGAACTCGTTATCCATCAGCATGTGGTAGGCATAAGGCACTTCAACCACGAAGGTGCCGTTGGGGTGCAACACCTCATGGATACCCTGGAGGAAGCTAACCAAGTCATCCACATGGGCAAACACATTGGTAGCGGTGATGAAGTCTGCACCCAAGTAGATTGTCTCTGCCAGCCGCTTGATCGGTGCCATGCTCTTAATGGAGAAGAACTCATCAAACATAAGGATGTCACTGTCTACGAAGGAGCGGAAGCGGGGGTCGGGTTCAAACCCGCAGACGGCCTTGAAGCCATGGCGTTTAAACTGGTGCATGAGGCAGCCGTCATTCGCCCCGATGTCTATAAGCCTCGGTTGGGGTATTTGGAACTCATCAAGCATTCCGTCCACCGACCACTGCCCATCATACAGGTTCTTCAGTTGCTTGCCCATGTAGTAACAGTGGCGCTTGAAGGTCTCTGAGGTTGAGGAGCGATAGGGGTAGTTGGTGTAGAGAATCTTTGGGTCAACCACGATGGAGAGTTGGGACAGACTACACTCTACGCAGTAGAGGACTTGGAGGGGGTAGCGCTGGTGTGGTTGGTCGGGGGCTGCCAGTAGCCCATTGGCCAAGGGGACTTCCCCTAAGTCGAGATACTTGTAGAGATCGTGGCTCCCACACACCCTACAATTCACAACCTTCTTGAAGTTCATTCCAGCCTTTCTGGTTTATGGTGACGGTTCTAGTTTGTAGAGGCCAGAACCGCCAAGATGCCTTTGTCTATTTAGTTATCGCCGACTTCGAATGTCTCACGGTATGAGACAGTTGTGACCACTGTAAGTCCTGCCGCTGTGGACAACACCGAGTAGAGGTTCAGAGCACCACCAGCCGGAATTGAACCTGAAGCAACATCACTTGCAGAGCCTGTAACCACTGCACCTGCCGCGTGCGTACCAACGAAGATGATGGTGCCGAGAGCAGCGGTGCCGTTTGCAGACGTAGCTGCAAGCACCCACTGAGAGCTACCACCAGTTCCGAGGGTCGTATTCGACATGTTCCAATCAAGAACCTTGATGGGAACCATGGGAACGAAGCTATCCACGATAGCCGTTGCACGAGTACCTGCAGTAACCACACCGAACGTAAGCGTCTTAACCGACCCGTAAGATTGGTCGGAATAACTTCTACCGCCTTTAGATGATGGCATGAGATTAGTCCTCCTTTCTTAGAGTGAGTTAACGGTTATGATGCGGGTCTGCCCATCGGCCTGCCCGTTGAGGATGCCACTCTGGCTCCAGACCTGCTGGAAGCCCAAGAGGGCGTACCATGCGATTCCCTGATCACGACCGTAGTCCGCAGGGATACCCACGCGGATTTCCTCGGGGATCGCCAAGCCTTCTCTGACTGCGTCTGCTCCGAAGAAGCAGGCTTCGCCATAGAGGCCGTTGGACCCATCGGTGTTCGAGAGGAAGTTCGTTTCCTCAACGAAGCGGCAGCCGTAGTAACGACCGACTTCGCCGATGTATAGCGGGTCCATGGTCGTGAGCTGAGCTTTAGCCTCGAAGAAGTCGTAGAGACCTCTAACCGAGTTCGTGCTGGCCACGCAAACATACAGATCATCATTGGTGCGCTTGGGAACCAAGCCCTTCTTCATCTGATCAATGATGTCGCGTACGTTCTTGTCCGACATGTTGGCACCGGCGGTGGCGTTGGCCGTACCCGTGGTTCCAAAGGTCGTGGTGGCCGTGTTCGTGATGGTGGCAATGTAGTCGTTGGTCATGAACTGCGTGGCCGCAGCCGAGTCCAACACTACCTTCATGTCATTCATCAGGACGGTGCGGATTGAGTCCGGCACCGACATGTCTGCCAGGGTCTTTACCTTGCTGGTGAACGGTATGGAATTACCATACTCGGTCATCGTCAGAGTCCCTTGCAGGATCGTATAGTTACGTTTAGGAATCGTATCGGTCTCTGTCAGCGTGCCACCGGCGGTTGAGATGTTCGAGATTTTATCAAAGAACACCTTGTTGCCGCGGTTCTGTCCGGCCATACCCTCGATGTCGCAGAATTGACGAAACTTCTGCATCGTCTGGGCTTTATAGCGCAGTTGCTGAGAGAGCTGGTTGTTCGTGAGAAACCCGCCGAGCGAGTTGGTCAGGAATACTTGCTGTCCCATTGTGAGTTACTCCAATTACTATCTGGAAGGGAGGCGGGAGTTCCGCGCTCTATTCCTTAATTTGATTTCTTCTCGTACCTTGTCGGCATCGGAGAGGTTGTTGGATGGGGAAGGGTTGGGCGTATCATCCACATCGGTGGCACCGGGGTCTGCGAGGGCAACGCGCGGTGTACGCTTCGGCACTTCCACTCCATCTACCTTGGGAGTCTTGATTAAACCTTGTTGATGAATTTCACGGTAAGCATCGGCAGTGGCCCGGCGCAAGCCCATGGCTCGGTCGGGGTCGTTGTAATAGAGCTTGTGCAACTCTGGGTCATTGTAGAGTGCCATGGTTACCTCGAAGAGCTTACCCTTCTGATTAGCGAGGGTCAGGTCTGATTTCATATCTGGCTGACCATTGCTATCGTATTGGATGTAGTCCTTTGCGAGGTCGTTGAGTGCGGTGGCTTCGCGTTGGGCACGAGCGGTGGCTTCGGTAACTTGAGCCTTCTGCCTATCCTCAACCTCCTTAATCGCCGCTTCCTTCTCAAGCCTGATTAGGTAGCGCGTGGCGGCAATCTCTTCCTTCTTATTGCCTTCCTCGGCCATCTTGATGATGTAGGCTTCCACCTGCTCGATGGTAGGTGGGGTGTCATCCTTGGGCTTGTCTGCGACTGAGGTGTTGGGGTTAGCACGAAGGCGCGCTATCTCAGCCTGAGCTTCCACCAACTGTTCCTCTGCACTCTTCTGTTTAGCTACTACCTTGTCGATACGCTTCTGAACTGCCTGCTTGATGCGTTCAACCTCGGTGAGCTGTGGAGTTTCCTCCGGTGCTTCCTTGGCGACCACTGGCGTTTCCGCTTCATCAGGGGCAGGTTCGTCAAACGTATTGTTCTCAGTAATAACCTGATTCTCTATTGCTGCGCGAGGATTATCAATGAGCGATTCATCGGCAGAGACTTTGGTATCTACTGGTGTCTCAGGAACCTTTACTGCATCAGTCATGTGTTCTCTCCCAGGTGAGTTTATAGTCCTCTCAAGACGACTCAATACTTGTGCAGGGATGTTCAAGGGTTCCCAGTACCCGATAAACTTATATTAGCATCCCCTGCAAGTTGACCATTTGAGTCAACGTTGGTGGTAATGATGAGCATCTCGACCTTGCAGGTTTGAACCCTGTTGACGGACATTATCTTGCCACCAGAGAAGTTGATTTGCAGGTGGCCATAGAGACCCTCCTTGATCCAGCGGCGTATCTCGTCCAGTAAGCCCTTGGGTATCAAGTGAAGTGCTTCCTATCCTTGGACTTCGCCTTGCTGGTAAGCTCTTTGGCCAGTTCGTTGGCGGCCTTGACTCCATGCTTAGCCTCCACGGCCTTTAGGTTGTACACCATGCGGTTGACACCTTCTGGGTTCTTGCCCCCACGCTCCCGCAAGGCTCGTTCACGGTGCCACTCGAAGTTCTGCCGCGTACTCTCATGGTCAAATTGGCCGCCCATCACTCACCCTTCTCAAAGTATTCTTTAGCTTGGTGTGCCCCCATGTCCATAGCCTCCTGCCGCATGTCCCTCTCCCTGTGCAGCTTGTTCTCAAACTGAGTCCGGGGCGAGGGTATGGTCACCGACTTCTTAACCTTATCTATGCCCTTCATACTCTCGATTATCTTCTTGATCGCTAGTTTAGTTGTCACTACTCAATCTCCTTTACTTCCCAAATTCCACGAATCACAACACCATCGTGGTTATATAGCCACCGCATTGCAGACTCAATGTCTTCCTTAGTAATTGGTCCGTCTGGTGACATTGCGTCAACCATGAATTTTCCGTTAGTTTTCACTGTCTGGCTCCATGAACGGGTTATATATGGGTGCATCTTTGTCCGCCTTCTCTGCCTTCTTGGCCGCCAGTAGCTTCTCCTTGGCTAGTACAAAGTCATTGAGATTGTTGTTGAAGTCCATTAGAGCCTTCTGGTAGGCGGCGTAGAAGAGGGGTTCGTTGGCTGCCCACTTGGTGGTGAGGCCACCGTGCCAGTAGCGACCATTGGTAAAGCGGCCACACACACTGGCGATGGATTCGTCTATCAGGGGCTTTATGATCTCTACCCACACCTTGGACTGGTAGAGTTCTTCGACCAACCGGCCATTCTGCTCTATCAAGACCTCGGCTGAGGTGGTCTTAGGCTTGTCTTGCGCGGGCTGAGCGGGGGTCGCCTTGCGCCCCTTGGCTACCGGCGGCATTTTGCGCTTTGATACCATTTTTCATTTGCTCCGATTGGATGTGAAGTTGGCTGTGTTTCATCACTAGCTGGGCGATAGAGGGTTCCTGCATGGCGCGGGCACCTTGTGGGGTTGAGGCCCACTGCTCAATGACCTGTATGTGGATGTTATCGTCATCGTCTGGGCTCACAGGCACATCGAACCCATTGAGCATCCTGACGATCTCTTCCTGCTGCTGACTCATCTGATCCATGCTGGCCTGCTGAGGGGCGGTGATGTACTTGCTGCTGACATCCACATCTGGGTCAGCATCTATGTAGTCCTGCAACATATTGAAGATATTGGTGGGGGTCACAATGCCTATGGGCTGGCCGTAGCTGACTACGGTCTGCATACGTTGGATGGCCTTGCCCATTTGCATCTGGGAGTCTGTGGCATCCAAGCTACCAGCCCAGCTCACGATGACCTTGACTAAGAAGTCCTCAGGGCGCAACATGACCCCGCCCACCTTGATGGGGCGATCCACCGCCTGTTTGGTAATGAGGTACATGTGGTTGGCCACCTCGGATAGGGTGTCGAGGAACAGGGCTATGTCCATGTTCACTTGGCGAGTGGTGGCCTGGGTGACGGCCTGAATCTCAGTTGCGGTGCGCGGGGACTTTTGGTTCACGGCATTGGCATTGGTAAAGTCTGCTATGGACAGGTACTCTTCGGCATAAGCTTTGGCTTGCTGCTCAAGCCGCTCAGAGCTTACATCCGTGGTGATGCCCTTGTTCAACATCTCTATCTCACCGGCCTCGCCCTGAATGACTTGGCCGGGTCTCATCCTGATCTCGTCCCCCGCCATGCCCAGCTGCTTACTCACCCTCCACATGGGAGCGTTGTTGAGTTCGTCCCGGATGAGCCTAGCATTGTACATCTTCTCTATGGTCTGATGGAGCCCTCTGATCTTCTCAGGGACACCTCGGCTGGAGTACCAGCGCGTGTTCTTGACCTCATAGTCATGCTTAACGTATGTCCACATGCCATGGTCATAGGGGAGTGGGAGCTCCTGCAGCACCCTGATGGACGGGATGTTATTCCCATCCTTATCACTGTTCTCACCCGCCTGCTCTATCCAAGCAAACACCCACTTCTCATTCTTGTACCAGGCTTGGCACTCGCGCACGTTGAACAGTTCACCCCTCACATCCAAGGTAGTTACGCCCTCGCTGATAGCCCAGCTGGAATTGGTCAAGGCATCATCGGTAGTCCCACCCTCGGGGTTCAAGCTCTCCACCGTGGCCATGTCATATATCCCATTCTTACCCAGATTCCTCAGCTCCTCATACCCCATCCACATGTCATGACAGATGCGGGGGAGCCTCTGGGTCTCCGTACCACTGGAGGGGACAATGATACGGAGCCCTCTCTCGGGGATGACGGTCGGCTCACTGTAAATCTCTTTCTTGGTGAAGGTGAGGGTCTTCTTCCCACCCTTGAACTGCTCTATGGCCTTATCAATCTGTTTCAGATCATCCTTGTCGGTGGGGTTCATCTCTTCCCGCTGAGCCAGAATGAGCCGTAGCTCCTCCTTCTTCATGGACTTAAGCACCTTCAGGTCTTCAGGGGAATAGTTGTCAGCCATGTTTATGGTGCGGTTGATGGTCTTACTGTGAAACTTCTCAATCACCTTGAACACTGCATGGCCGTTCTCAAGGAAGTAGTCTACGAACAGGGTGACCTTCTTGGCCCAGCCGAAGTCGCGCTTCTTAACCAAGTTGTTCAGCGCCCGCTCTATGCGCTCCGCACTCATCTTGGTCTCAGGCGTGACCGCCTCTCCATCATCAATGGTGACCACTATCTGTTTCTTCATGAGGGTGGCAACGCTGACGAACATACTCTTCAGCTTTGTGATGAACTTGTCCGTGATGGGGATGGGAACCTCTGCGGCTCCGGGGTACGGGCGGTTGGTACGCCGCTTCAAGCCCAGTCGAGCATTATACGCCACCACCTGCTTATCCTTCCAAACCTGTCTATCTTGGTCATCCTGACGCACTTTTGCGGCAAGTTTGCGGATAAACTCATGACGTTCTGAACCCTCGGGGGAAATGCTCTCGGTAAGCTCTTGGGGCTTTACATCAGTTGGCAACTCTACTCCCTCTCAATGCGTCTTATATATAGGAGGTGACTGTGGATCATCTTGCGAAGGAAAGCTTTATCAATGATGATGGGAATGTACTCCCCTTCTAATTCGGCCATTTTATCCATCATAGCATCACAAGCAAACGCCTCTGCTTGGTAGTTGTCGTAGAAGGGGTCGGGGAGGTGGTGGCCGATGGCTTCAGTCAATGACATCTCCCCAGGAGCCATATTCCTCACCAGAGCGAACCTCTTCGTGATGGACAACTTGCCGATACCCCTCATGCTGCAACACCTCCCGCCTGCTGTGTGTGAACTTGAGACCGTGGACTGCTAGAACCCATGCATCAGCACGGTCAGGAGATGTGCTGATGGCATCCTTAATCTTCTCTTTGGAGCTGATGAATATGCGACCGTTGTCTTTTTCGTACTTTGTCGCATTGAGCTGCTTCATCAGGGTGTAGTCATCATCCACCTGCACATTTCCGCTCTTCATGGCCAACGCTGCTTTGTGATACACCTCATCGCGCATGTTGAAGTAACTGGGGTCTTTGGACTTCTCAGATGATTTAAACTTGATGACTTTGACTTGTTTGGGATTATTCCCGAGTATTTGAGTTACGAGGTCGGCAACAGAGTTTCCGATACTGTCTGAGATGAATACTTGCGCGTTATACTTGTTGATTAACATGATGGATTCTGTGGCGAGCTGTGGATCGGTGCTAGTGGCTATGAACTTGCGCTCGATGATTTGTCCGTTGTTACTCACATAGAACACGGCTTCGTCCTCCCCTTCACCGGCGGGATCGAGTGCCACCACTGTGCGGTCGGGTGACAACATCGGCTCATTGGTCGTCCCCTTCTTCAACTCGCTGAACTCAAACAGCACACCCTCTGCGCTGCCCTCATAGTTAATGTCCAGCTCCTGCGCTATCTCAACCTTATCATTGTTGCGCCTCTTGCACTCGTTGTCATACCACGCTTGGTCTTTCTCTGGGTGAAGAGTCCAGTGGAGTGATCGCACTGGGATGCTGCCGCTATGTCGGAGTTTCGCAAACTGGTTGTTGAATCCGCAAGGTGTGGACACGACGATTCTACAATTAGTTGAATCGGCTGACGCTCTCCACGCTTCCGAGTCCGTTTCCCAGAAGGCGAACTCGTCAAAGAAGATTGCGCGGCGTCTACCAGACCTTGAAAAATTAGCATTGGTTGCCTCTCCTGTGATGGTAGCCTTACTCTCTGGATTCACAATCTTCATGTAGTTACTATCGCGCTTCCAATCAAAGCCCGCTGGCCTCATCCACTTGGGTTGATTGCGTATCAGGAACCTGATCTTCTCCATCAGGGTGTCCATGTTGCCAATGCCATCAATGTACTGCTCCTTGCGCGAGCCGCAGAGAAAGTCATAGCCCTCACCGTGGAACTGCCAGAACCAGGTGAACACCAACAGCACACACCATGTGACCCCCATGTCCCTACTCTTGTCGATGAGGATGTCCTTCTGATTCTTGATGCTGTCTACGATGTCTAGAATCAACTTGTCCTCGTACTCGTAGGTGATGAATGGAATCGTGCTAGGGTTTTTGCGCGGGTTGTAGGTGGCAGTAAACGTGTTCACCCAGAACAATATGTCCTCCCTGCACAAATCATTCACGATGAGCTTCATGCGGGGGTTGTTGGCGAGCTTCAGCATCAAGCGGAGTCGGTAGTCTACATTGCCCTCGTAGTCTTTGGGATACTTGTAGGGCGTGCCGTCTGGTGCGGGGGATGAAGCGCTTGGGGCGGGGTCTATAATCTCTGGTGTTACTACATCCTGCTCACTCATACCAATAGTTCTTTGCAAAGTAGACTGGTCGACCATCTACAACCTTGTAGTACACCACCTCAACATACTTTGTTTCTGGCCGCGTTGGCCTATTTACAATCTCCGCCCCCAACACGCGCTCTAAGTAAGCCTTGTCAGTAATCTTGTTCTTGTCGCTGACCTCAAAGCCCAGGGCGCACATCTCCCTGCGGATATAGTCTGACTTGTCATAGTCCTTGGCCTGCTTATGCCCGATGTAGAGAGCTGCGAGGCGGTCTATGACCTCGATGGCTTGTTGGTATGAGACTTCGCGCTCTATGTCTGCGACACTAATCACTCTGCGCGCCTTCCTATCGAATAAGGATTAATACTAATGTCTACTGTATCTTGATATACAGTTACGGTATCTTGATTCTTAAGCAGGTTGAGCATCAGCGGCCATCAGGTTAGTGTTGTTAATCAAAAGGTAGTTCCTATATGAATGTTAAAATTTGGGAGGGAGCCTATTCTCATCACCCCACAGCCCCCCATTTCCCCTCCCCCCGGCCCCTTAGTCATCATCAATCATGAGCATATACATCAACATCATGCGCTCTAAGTCTATGTCTCTCATATAGTTATGACTCTAATGTCCTATAATACTGGCTATGGAAAGGGGCGAGGCATGAGGATTAACCCGCATATTGAAGCGTACCAGAGAGCAAAGGACTTGGTTAACTTCATCGAGTTGCATGACCCGATGGAGTACAACAAAGCGCGGTCGGTGATTGAGGGGGTTAATGAGATATTTGCGAGCATGGAGAGGCGCAAGGGTGGACGCAATCATGGGGAGCAGGTGCGGTGATGGATAAGCAGTTTTTCTATGCCCTTGTGTGTGTTTCATTTGCCATCTTATGGGCTTGCGCTGGTAATCACGAAGCGGCGATGTCTTGGTGTGCTGCGGCGATTGTTATTATTGCGTTGTCGTGATGTATAAGCCCACGCGCGCGAAAGCATTGGCAACCCTGCGCTACTGGTGGCCAGATGGGGTGTTCTCGCATATGAGGGTGGGGCAGTTGAGGGCGATTGTCTATGATGAACGGAAAAGGAGGGGCTTCTAGTGTGGCATTGTGTCGGGTGTAAGAAGTTGTCGGAGGGGTCGGTCAGGGGGCAGACCGCTTTCTAAACTTCGGGTCAGGGATGCTGTTCATCCTGCCCTTTGCCCTGTTCATCTCCTCAACAGCGTCTATGGGGTTGTCCTCGTAGTCGCGTTCCGTCCCAGACCGATACCGACACTCAACGCACCAAGCTGGGTTCCGTTCGTGTTTGCAATTACTCGGCTTGCTCATCACTCCCCCACATCTAACCGCTTCAACATAAGGTCACGGCAGTCATTCCAACAACCGTCTCTATCACAAACACAAGTAGACTTGCTCTCCTCTGGCACCAACCCCCTGACCAACTCCACAATGGCCTCAACCTCATCCGCCGTTGAGTTCTCACAATAATCAGTCCGACAACAAGTCGCATGATTGCTTGCGATTATCTCCGCCACCCGCGCTTTAACCCCCTCCATGTGTAACCCCCTCCAATGCTTTAGCCACCTGATGTTGTGCAAACTCATCCGCCCACTTAATAAGACTGTCTACATCGACCTCCACAACCCATTCATCGAACTTCTCTGGTGAGTCGTGGGCAAGGAAGGAATTGTATGTGTCCTCCTTGTCGAACTTGTCATACAGGAACTCTGTAAAGTCCTTATACTGCATCTGGCCCCTCCTTCCCCAACTCTTTCAGTAGTGCATCGGCATACTTCACGGCTTTCTCAGCCGTCTCATGCATGAAGGTACCGTGAACTATAAGCCCCTGCATCGCCAACCCAGCCAACCACTCGCGCTTGGTAAGCCCCGAATTATTCCCCATAACATCAGGGAAAGCGTTCCCGCCGTCCTTACCCATTCCCCACCTCCGTCAATCGCTCAGGACAGTTACACACCATGTTCATAAACCAAGTACACCAGACACGATGTTTATTATCCATTCTCCCCCTCCTTCTCCCTCGTAAGTGCATCCACCACGGCATTGCGGAATCCAACCCAGTCCAGCCGTCCCTCGCTGTAGTCCATAGCCAGTGCCTCGTACTCGTCTCTCGTCACACCCTATTCCCCCTCTCCTGATTACAACTGATATGTGCCAGTTTGAAGTTATTGGCATTATTCAATCCGCCCTTTGACAGCGGGATCATATGATCTACACTCGCCTCTTTGTACTCCACCTTTAACCCGCATATATGACAGTACGGATGCGCTCTAAACAACCTCTGCTTATGCTTGGTATTCTGCTTCCTTTCCTCCCTCTTAAACCATTCACTAGAAAACGCATCAGGCAAAGTATCTGTGGCCTTTATAACCTGCTCAATCCCCTCTACATAGACCCCCTTAGTTGTCCCTGCAATATATATCGTGCCTTTGTCTGGATAGAAGTTAACCAACAGCTTACCCTTCACTTGCCAATGTCCTTTACCCCTATCAAGCGCAACCAAGCCCACCTCTAAACACTTCCGCTCGAAGGTTCTAAACTGCATGGGTTATACTCCCTCCCGCGCAAACTGGTGCGCCCCGATTTTAACCGTCTTAGTAACCTTACTCGCCCAGGATGGACTAGCCATGGCCGGATTCCAGTACATGTTTGCCCCTTGAGTCAACCGGCTATGCTCCGACCTCGCCCAAGCCAACTCTGCCCTCTGATAGTCCTCACTCTTGGCATACTTAGACAGCCACCGGCGCGCCCTGCTCCGATCATTCCAGAAGCTAAACTGGCTCCGCTGTAGTACCACCTCATAAGCCGACATCTTGCGCTCCCTCGCCCTGTTGCGGATCACCTCCCCTATCGCCGTCATACCCTCCACCCCCTGCGACTGGCCCTCGCCTATTAGGGTCTCTAGTACTATCTTGTGTTCAAGCGGGT